AAGCAATTCTGAAGAATTTGAATCATACAACGATTATCCACAATCCGCAAGAGATAACGCATGTAGAGCAATAAAATGGGCAGAAGAAAATGGATGGGGTTCTTGTGGAACTAACGTGGGAAAAATTCGTGCAAACCAATTGTGTAACGGAGAAAACATAACAGAAGAAACAATATCACGCATGGCGTCGTTTGAAAGACATAGAAGAAATTCTGAAACGCCGTATGGAGAAGGATGTGGAAAATTAATGTGGGATGCATGGGGTGGTGATGAAGGTATTGCGTGGGCACAAAGAAAACTATCTCAAATTAGAGAAGAAATGGCAGAAGTTGGTGAAAGAGGTGGAATTAAAGAATCTCCAAAAGCACCAAAATCAGATACACCAAATCCAAATCCAAAAGGTGAAGGTTCAGCAAAAGGTGATGCGGGAACAACTCGTGGAGCAAAAGTAGATAAACAAACTGAAGAATCTTTACAAAAAAAATCGGATGATTTTAATGAAAGATATAAAGATAAACTTGGTTATGGTGTAAATGTTGGAATGTTAAAATCTGTTTATCAAAGAGGATTGGGAGCGTACAATGTTAGTCACTCTCCAAATGTATCATCCGCAAAACAGTGGGCTATGGCTCGAGTTAATGCGTTCCTATATATTGTAAAAAACGGTAGACCTGAAAATGAAAAATATGTTGGTGATAATGATTTATTACCTGAAAAACATCCCAAAAAATCAGATAAAACTGAAATGGAAATTGATGTATCAAATCTTCCAACTTATGTTCAATATCCAACAGGTCAAACTGAAAATGATATGTTAATTGAATATTTCTCCAAATGTGGTATTACAGAAGAACAATTTAAAATGGAATTTGCAAACGCTTCAGAGATACCATGGGGAGAAGGTGATATATTACCAAGAAATGAGAGTCAAGGTAGAACTTTCTACAAGTATATGGGACCAAACCCCGAACGAGATTTTTGTCGTCAATTAATGGGTCTAAATCGATTATATACCTATGATGAAATTAAACAATCCAATAGTTTATCGGTAAACGCTGGTTTCGGACCAAATGGTTCGAACACATATGATATTTGGTTTTATAAAGGTGGTCCTAACTGTAAACATTACTGGCAAAAAGTATATGCGACATTACGTAATCAAGAATCAAAAGGACCAGCTAGAGGTAAAGCCGGAACTCCAATGTTTGACCAACCAAATCGTGGATATCTTGAACCAAGAAATTTTAATGAACAAAAATTTGTTGAAAGATTACCTGGTGAAAAAAAAGATGATTATTTACAACGATGTGTACCTGTATTAATAAACGAGGGTTATCCTCAAGACCAAGCGGTCGCAATCTGTATATCAGATTTTAAAAACTTTAAGACAATGGAATTAACAATATTTGGCTATACCACAAAATATTTTTATTTATGTGCAATAGCTCAACAATTATTTAGAAAATTAATCTCAGAAGAAAACACAAGAGATGAAGTTGTAATGATAAGAATCGGAGCAGTAATCCTTGACCAATTATTTCAGATTGAATCAAAAGAAGTTGTGACTGAAGAGGATTATCAAAACGCAGTAAAACTCGCCAATGATTTCTATGAAATTTTTGAACAAGTTCAGATTTTGAAGGGTGAAGAATATGATTTAACTTTTGTCGAAAATCATTTAGATATAATTCAAGAAAAGTTAAAAAAAAAGTTTAATAAGTTGAAATTCGTAAACGAGGAGAAAAGATTGGTGGTAAGTCCACTTATGATACCTAACATTCTTATTCCAAGAATGAACGAACTCACCAATGAAAAATATTACGTTAAATTCAGTCCTGACACAATTGAACAAATCCAAAGGAAGTATAATTTGGAGGGTCGAATGAGAAATACAAATATTGAACATGAATCTGATAATTCAATGAAAGATGCCGTATTGGTTGAAAATTGGTTGGTAGAAAATGAAAAAGATAAAATTTATAACTATTTCACAAAAGAAGACGTTCCATTCGGTTCTTGGGTCGGTGTATATTATATTCTTGAAACTGAAGAAGGTAATATGTTATGGTCCAAAATTAAATCAGGAGAAGTAAAAGGATTATCTGTTGAAGGTAATTTTATTTTAAATTAATTTGTAATAAAAATAATTCATTTAATTCAACAATTATATTTATTATTGTTGAAAGACATAAAAATAAAAAATTAATTATGAAAAATAGTTTAATTGAAAAAGTTAAAGGTTTTTTCAAAGCTGAATTTGAATCTCTTAAATTTGCAACCGCAACTTTATTGGATGGAACCGTTGTTTCTAACAACGAAGAAACCCAAGAATTTGAGGTTGGTCAATATCTTTATATTCAAAAAGAATCGACATTAACACCCGCGCCAGAAGGTAAACATGAAACAACTGAAGGGTTCGTCCTTGAAGTTGATGCCGCAGGTCAAATCGTTGCAATCTATGAAAAAGAAGATGAAAGAGAAGGTGAATCTGAAGCGGATAGAGTTTCCGAAGATGTAAACAGAGATGATGAAGAAGAATTGAAAAAATTAATTAAAACTTACGTGGCTACATTAGCCGAGATAAATAAGCGTATGGAGAAACTCTCCAACGAATTCAAAGAATTTAGAATGAGTGCTGAAAAAGAGCCCGTTCATAAACCAACAAAATCAGTAAAAGAAGTCAGTGATAGAAGTGAGTTCAGACTAAAACTAATTCGTGATTTTGAAAAATTAAATAACATTTAAAAAACTAAAACGATGAACAAACAAAAATTAAATTTTGCATATGATTTAACAAATCTCCCAACCTACAATAGTTATGGTTCGGATATGTTAATCAAGTCGGTTTTGGGATTAACTCTTCCAAAATACGCAACAGTTCGTCCTAACTTAAAAGGAACGACTGAAAAAGTAGGGTTTGTAGAAGATACCGTTTTTCTTCAAGACATGGCTTGTGGATTTAACGCATCTGGTACTACAACCCAAAATCTTGTTACCGTTGATTTGTGTAACAAAAAAGTTAACATGACCTTGTGTCCATATTCTTTATATGACACATATTTGAGTCAATCTTTATCCAACGCTAATTTCCAAGAAGGTGTTCCTTTTGAAGAAGTAATTTTGGAAGATATCTCAAATAGAATTGCTAACCAAGTTGAAAAACAATTGTGGAGAAATAAAACCGTAACTGGTGCAACTGAATACAATTCACAGTGTTTCAATGGTGTTGAAGCATTAATCACATCAGGTAATGGTGCTACTCAAATTGCTTACTCAGGTGCAACCTCTGCTAACGGTTTGAATGTATTCACTGCAATCTATGAAAGCATTCCATCCAATGTGTTACACAGAGATGACCTTGTAATTTACACTTCCTATTCTAACTATCGTGGACTTGTTTCATCGATGAGAAATAGTTCATTTGTAAACTTGTTTACAATGGATTCTGCGGGTGTGGCCACAGGTGAAGAATGGTCCTTGATGTTACCTGGTACCAATGTTAGAGTCATTCCTACAGTAGGTCTTGATGGTGTTTCAGCATACTTTGCTGGTCCTGCCGGATACTACTTGTTTGGTATGAATTCTGAAATAATGACTGTTAAAGCTGTCTACGACCCATTCGAAGATATCGTTAAGATTATGGCAAACGTAACTTACGGTCTTGGTGTGTTCGATGTAGCTTCCTTCGCTATCTGCAAATAATGCATAAACTTAAAATTAAAAATTATAAAAAAATATGAGTTGTTATATTTCAAGTGGTCATACATTAGATTGTAGAAACGCTAGTACCGGTGGTGTTAAAGCCTTATGGGTACTTGGTGGAGCGGGTAATGCGATTACAGGAACAACTTCAACACAAACAGGTGGTATTACTGCTATCTCTGGTACGGGAACATTTTACAAGTACGAACTTGTAAAACAGAGTTCTTCTTTTAGTGAAGAACTTCAGGTTAACGAAACAGCACAGTCAGTAGTATTTGCACCAAGTTTGGTTGTAACACTTCCTAAACTAAACCAAATCCTTCGTACAAAATGGTTTGACCTTATAAAACCAAATGATTTAACCATAATCATAAAAGACAACAACGACCGTTATTGGTTGGTTGGTGAGACAAACGGTTTAACTGTATCAGCAGGTTCCATGTTAATGGGACAGGCGTACAATGACCCGAATGGTGTTACCTTCACGATGAGTGGCGGTGAACCAAATCCATCAATGGAAATCGTTGTTACTACTACATTAGCAGCCGTCATGACGGGTATTACTGTAAACCAAGAATAAATTATTGAATTAATTTGTTTAATGGGTGGGAGAAATCTCACCCATTTTTTTTTGTAAAAAACTTTAAAAATAACAAATCTTTATGTATATTTATTTTACGTGTTGGTAAATTTGTAACCCTGTCAATTTTTATAGTTGGCAGGGTTTTTTATTACAAATCTAATTTCTTTATTAAAATTCAATATTTATAATAGATGTTTAAGATTCAAGGTAGATTATACGCTTATTATATAATTAAATCTATATGTTTTGATATCGATTTTAATGAATGTCAGGTATATATTGAATTTGGGGATGATGAGATACAAAAGAAATGTTCTATTGTTATATCATATCCAGCAAAAAATGATAAAGAAATATCCAATGAATCAATAATTAATTTTGTTGAACAAGAATTAAAG